GGTTCGGTCTTCCAGGCGGCGCGATACGCCCTGCGTCAGCATTTTAACGAAGGGCACTCGGGCGTGGTACTGCTTGGTTAGATCTTTGGCCTCGTCCAGGGAAATGTCGAGTTGCTGCGAGAGCTTGTTGACCCCCATGCCGTACATCATGGCGAGGTTGATGGTCTTGGCTTGCTTGCGGGAAATGTCGGCCATCTCCGCGACCATGGTGTGGAAGTCCATGGTAGGATCGTTTCGGTAGCCCTCGACAAATTCCTGGACGCCGGGAAGCCCGCCGTCCTCGTTTTTCCACTTCCCGTAGGTCGCGGCGTAATGCACCAGGATGCGCGGCTCCTGTTGCGAGAAGTCTATCGCCGCCCACTGCTGATCTTCCTCGGGCAAAAAGAGGGCGCGGATCATGGGGCCAAGCTGGGCGTGACGCGCGGGCACTTGTTGCAGGTTCGGGTTCTTCATCGAAATTCTGCCTGAGACGGTGCCGCCGTCGTCGGATCGAAGCTGGTTAATGTGGGCGTGGATGCGGCCATCGCCAGCGACGTGACGCAGGATCGTGTCGATGAACGTGGAATGGGTTTTGTTTATTTCTCTGGCCTCAACAATCAGTTTGGCAATATCTGAGGGGTGCTCGGACAGGAAGGTTTTGGTGAACGAGGGGTTGCCTTTTTCGGTTTGAGGGTACGACACGCTCATGGCATCGAACGCTTTTGCGATGGACGCCGCCGCCCAGATCTCGACGTTGTGGCCGCTGATCTTCTTGACCTTCCGCAGCAGCGTCTTTTCGCGCGCCATCAACTCTTGCTTGGTCCGTTCGGCGCGGTCTATGTCCACTCTTACGCCGTTCCAGGTCATGTCGATCAAGCAGGGCAGGAGGTCTGTTTCCAGCTTATGCACGGACCATAGGTCTTCGGTGTTCAGCTTCGTTACGAAGTGCCGCCAAAGCTCCAACGTGAGCGCGGCGTCAGTTTCGGCGTAGGGCCCGACAAAATGTGCGGGCAGCTTCCAAAGCTCTGCCTTTGGGTCCAGGCCAAACTCTCGTGCGGCTTCGGTGAGCGTCTTTTCGCTTTTGACTTTACCCAGGTAGTCATACGAGAGCGCGTTGAGCGAGTAGCTGAAGCGGTTTTCATCAAGCAGGCCCGCCGTGATCATCGTGTCGATGATGCGGCCATTTATTTGGAAGCCCATGCGCCTGATCCAACCTGCGTCGTACTGCGCGTTGTGCATAATTTTGTCCGCGCTGCATTCGAAGACCCGCTTGAGCCACTTGCTGACAACGCGCTCATCAAGATTGCCGCCGCCCAGGTGACGCAGGGGGATGTACGTCTCCCAGCCGTCTACGGCAATGGCCACGCCAACAACCTCGCCAACGCCTCTGGCCCAGCCTGGGCCGTGGGTCTTGAGGTCTGGGTCTCTGGTCTCGACGTCGATTGCAATCTCTTTTGCATCCGTTATGTCGGGAAAAGTGTCGGGGGGAAGCCACTCGGAAACTGGTGGGAACATTGCCATCTGTAATTTATTCGTCATCTGCGATCTCACTACCAATTGCTGCGTAACCCGCAATGTCCACCCAACTGTCTTCATCGTTTCCATGGACGAGTCGCGCTAGTTTAAGCCAAATCAACGCCTTCACAACCTGTGAAGGTGTAACATCCTGTTCAAAAATGACGGACCATCCAGCGGCAATTCGTTGATGGTTCGTGAGCGGCGGTCCGTATTTCTCGGACCGTGAGCCAAAAATTAATTTAAACGCCGTTTGCAGAACTTTTCCGCGTTTCATATTTCGAAGCTCCGGTATGTGTTTTCGGGTTCTACGATGTAGAGCTTCTGTCGGGTTCGCGTTACGCCAACGTAGAACACGCGGTTGAGGTTGTCTGGTTCAATCTGTCTTTCGCTATCCGCCGCTGCCGTCAGGTCTGTCATCAGGACAACATTGTCGGCCTCCCCGCCTTTTGCGCCGTGGATCGTGGACACTGTGATGCGGGGCGGGGCATTGAACTTCTCTCCTCTGCGAAGGAGGGCAACGATGTAGGCTCGTTCAGCGTCAGGAATTTTATCCAGGGCCTCGTGCCAGATCATATCTCCGCAAGCCAGAAGCCCGTGGTCTTGTTGCAGCGACGGCAGCGTGAAGAGGGCCTCCTCATCCGCTTGAATCTTCTTGAAGCCCCGCTCTACGCGAATGCCAGAGGACATGAGGCCGTACATGGTCTTGGCCGCATCCAGAGCGATGCTTTTCCCCTTCCGCAATTGCTCCCATGCGTTGACGGCGGTCGATAGTTTTGGATTAATGGAAGAGCGGCCCTGTTTGTCGAACAAGAACCCTCCCGATTTAAGCTCGTAATGGCTTGGGTACAGCATGTACCTCGCCTGCGCGAGGATCAGCCATGAGCCTTCTGACATATCAACGTCGTTGACGTCCCTGATACGGCGCACAAGACCCGCTTCTTTTCGTGGCCGATAGACCTTCGGGTACCGCTTATGTATCCGGGTTGCGATGTTCATGGCCACCTCGTGAACGGAAGCTGGGATCCGATACGACTGCTCAAGTGTCTCGCTGCCGCCGGGGAGACCAATGAAGGAGTCCACGTCGGCTCCGGCCCATTTGTAGATGGCCTGATCATCGTCGCCAGCGCAGTACATGCGTTGAGACTTGCTGTCCAGGAGGTGAGCAATGTCCCACTGTAGCGGGGTCAGGTCCTGCGCCTCATCCAGGAAGCATAATTCAAACTCCGGGCAGGCTGTTGGGGCGTAATCCAGGAAACTCACCAGCATGTCCGTGAAGTCATAAAGGCCGTTCACCTTTTTGTATTCGTTATATGCTCGTGTGATATAGTCAACTTCTTCCCAACTGTGGCTCAGAGTGTGGTTTCGGTTGTACTCTTCACGCAAGGGCACCTTCTTCGTAGTAGCCAAGGCCAGCAATTGCAAAACAGGGTGATCCGGCTTGTACGCCTCTTCTCCTTCTTCGGCGGTGCCAGTGACATCTATCCCAACCCGGTTGGCGAACTCCTTTAGATCAGACGACTTTAAGATTTGCTCGGTTCGAAGGCCAAGAACCCTCAGTGCCAGGGAGTGGATGGTACGAAAATAAGGGAGTTCTTTCTGGGGGTCCAGGTTGAATCTCGCGGCGGCGCGATCTCTAGCCTCATAGGCGGCTTTTCTGGTAAACGCCAGAAAGGCAATCCTCTCAGGAGGGACGCCCTTTTCCAGAGCGTTATCCACCATGTTCAGAAGAGTTGTGGTCTTCCCCGTTCCTGGCGGTCCAAATACTCTGAACATTAGAACGGCGGCTCGGCGGTGTCGCCAAAGTCTGGCGTGGGGACCTCTACCTCAACAATGCTGTAGGCGGGGATGCTCCATACGCGGGTGGGTTTGTTCTTGATCCTGATTTGCTCGGGCTCTCCTCCTATGTCACGCAAACGTTGGCTGATGACGTTGGCCTTGTATTCGAAAAAACGATTTTTCCGCAAGTGGCCCCCGAAGTCCTTTAAGCGGAAGAAAGTTCTTTTTTTCTCTTCATCTGTCCAGGGGCGGCGCAAAAGGATTTCTTCCTTGTCGTTGGCCGTCTGCATCGAAGTACAAAACTCCTCCAGCAGATCGTAGAACTGGCCGTTGACGGAGCTATCTTTTGACACCTCTATGATGCTGCCCTCCATTGTGATCATCTCCGATAGAAGGGCGTTCATTCGAGCCTCCCAAACAGGTTTCGCGGCAGTCTCCGGGAAGAAATTAATCTGCTCCACGCAGGCTTTTTGAAATGCGTTCTGGTTCATCAGGGCGTCAGTGTCAAGCTCAACGGGAACACCATTGACGTCTAGAAACCAGACGGGAGGGTCAGAATTGTATTTGCGAAGATTAGCCACGGTTGCCGTCAAGCCCCCGCCAATACCGTGCCTTTTTGTTCGGCAAACATCACGGTTACAGTGCGAAACGACAGGCATGTCCCTGCACTTATAGGTGTAATCTTTGCGGCGCAGTTGGCTGGCAACAACATTGACCTCATTGAGGGGCAGGGGAGGCCCCATGTACTGCATGTTAAAGGTCATTATCTGGGTTTCCCAATCGTCCGGAAAAGCTTTCCGGAGATAGACCCCAAGATTGAACAGCCCGTTGTTCCTTGTCCCTTCCGGAAACCCCTGATTACACAAATACTGGAGGCACGGCGGGCCATCCGCCAAACTTTCCGTTTCCTCTTCCAGGGACAACGCAACGATCTGTTCCGGCGTCTGAACCCGTTCCTTGTGCAATTCAAAGAATTGTTCGAGCGTTGCTGCCGTGCCGTCATCCCTGAAGGCGTAGCGCAGCCCTTCTTCGGCATCGAAATAGGGCACTGTCAGGTAATTGCCGGTGTCGTTGGCATGAAGCTTGATTTGTTTCGGGAAAATCTCTGTGTCGGCGCTGTATCCCAGCGCGGCCCTTAACCGTGTCAGAGTGTCCCGCATTTCCCGCGCGGGCATCCACTCTGACGAAAACAGGGACAGGTGCGCTCCACCAGATTTAGACCGGAAGCAAATGAAGGGGAGCTTGTGCCTGTTGATTTTCTCGACAAGGGCTTTGTGGTCTGTGGGGTAGACGTCAACATCGATAGCCCCCCACAGACAATTATTGTCTCGGTTGATGGGGATGATCCCCAGGGCCTCTCCTTGACCGGCGAGGTGCCGGTCCCAATGAGCCGTGGTCCGTGGTTCGTGGTGAACCATGGCTGAACCAACGTTCTTGCCGTTGGCTTGTTTTTTCTCGACGGCGTAGGTGCCATAGGCGTCGGCTAATCCATCAAAGATTGCCGCGAATTTTTCGCTGTTGGACATAGCTTCCCCCTTAAAAGGGGTGGCGGGGGCAAGCCCCGCCACTCCTGGTTAAAACGGGACGCTATCATCCAGACTGGTCTCGGCCCCTGCATCCTGCTGATGCTTCACCTGGACCTGACCACTATCGACGCTTTCTCCAAAGGTTTTGGCCGCGTGATACAGATTAATATCCTTGACCTGTCCTTCCAGAGCAATTTCCCAGCCGTGCCAAGACCCCTTGGCGTTTTCCTGGCCGACAGTTGTCAGCCGGTAAACGTGAGAGAACATTGGCGGCGTGAAAGGTACGCCCTTCACGCCTTGCATTTGGCGGGATAAAACCATCGACATCCACTTACGGCTCTTTTTAAGCTGCGTGGATTTCATTGCGATGAGGGCCCGTTCAGACCCTTCTTTAGACAAGAGCAGCACGTAATGTTGCGCGGTCTGCTCTATGTAATCGCCCTCGCCGCCGACAACGTAGTCCTTGTTGTCGTCCGTGGACCGTTCTGTCGTTGGCCGCTTTTCGCTGGGGCCAAAAATGCCTACGGGGGCACCCGACCCGCCACCTCGCGGGGCCCATTGGATGAACCGTTTCTGGAACGCGCAAGGAATCACAAGTACGCCTTCCTTTCCCGGATAAGCTTGGCCAGTGACGGTATTGTAAATGTCCCCGACCTTTGCCGTCTCAAGATCGTCCAAGATCGGGTCCTGGCGAGAAAGCACTTTGAGGAACGGCAGCGCCAGATCCTCTGCCGTTACATGCTCCAGCCCAAGACCAGCGTCGGCCTCGAACATGGATTCGTCAAGCACGGCAACGGCGGTGCCGTTGCCATTCTTCTTCGCTGGCGTTTTTGCCATGATTAACGACTCCTCTTGATTACGGCCCGTTGGCCGACAAATGCCCCAAACAGATCCATGGGGAAAGAATCCCCACTTTCCATTCGCTCTCTTACCCAACCCTTCAACGTGCTGGGATGAACGCCCGTCTTCTGTTCCGGCAGCAGGCCGTACCCCTCCAGGATTTTCATAAAGTGGTCCGCCTTTTGATCTTCGCCGCGACCAAAAACAATGGACAGGGTGTTCTTGATGATGTCATCGAACCCGTTGTCGCGCAGCCACAAGTAGGCTGCATCGCGGTTGGCGAGAGAAATGTGCCCGCCGTAAAGGTCCTTGACCGTGACCCGTGACCCGTCATCTAGTTCAAAGGAACTGATGCCCAGTTCGGCCATCATCGACGGTAAGTCCTCCTCGGACTGCCGCCGCAACTGCTCCTTCTTTTCTTTGAGCATCGACTCAAGGTCATCAACCTCGGTTTCCTTGTTCCGAATGGCGCGAGCAAGCTCG